TTCAACGTGCCATCCGTGATCTCCGTCTCCGTACTCCTCTTTATAAGTTCCGGTTAACATCATATGCAACGGCTTTTGGTCGCTTTTATAGCCTGATGATGGGTTATGCGTTAAAGTTTCCCTTACGTCGTTTCTAGCTGCGTTTTCGTGAATGTGGCCCATTGTAAACACATCAAAGTCTTCGTACATTTCTATGGCTCTAGTTAGGTTTAAAGCTCCCTTTGTAACTACTCCTCCGCCTCCTGATCCGTGATAATACTTTACTTTCGTTGTTATCCGTGTATGACTAGTTAAGTTTTTAATGATCAACCAACCGCCGTAACCACCTGTATATATATTACTGCCAGCTTTGTAATTAAGTAAGTCAACAAATCTCGTTAATATGTCCGTCTCTTGGTACTTTATAATGCCCGTTTCGTGGTTTCCGTATCCGATTACCGTTAGAATGTGAGCATAAGGTAAAAACCATTCAACAGCAGTTTCAACTATGGAATCCAAATAGCGTGCGTTGTTATGCTCTGGACGTATGTCTGATTTATTCCTACGGTTATCTCCGCGCCCCTGCATTAAACAGAATGTGTCTCCGTTTAAAAATACAGGTATGTTTTCCTTTAAACAATAGTCTAAATGCTTTTTTAATAGTTCCTGATCGCACTTTGGGTTGTCCCAATGTATATCACTAAGGAAAGCAATTTTAACGTCCTTAGAATCAAAATTTAATTCGTGTACGTTTCGTCCGTGTTTTATTATTTTCATCCTTCGTATGTGTCGTAAACTTCAGCTAAATCGTTCTTGATCTGTACCCAGCAACTTGCGCAAGTAGTTGGCGATCTTCTTTTATTGAATACTCTTTGGTAGATAGCTAATATCTCCTTTTGTTCAGTAGGCGTTAGGCTGTACTTTTGCTTGATATTGATTGAAGTAAGGTAATTGTATTCGTCTTCCGTTAGGCAGTTAAAATACGGAAACCTTTGATTTAGTTTCTGTTTACGTTCTTCGCAGCCGCAGTCATCTCCTGCAATGAATTTAACTACTGCCGAAATGCCTGTTGCCTCCAATACGTTTTCTACCGTATCGCCTAATCCTTTCGCTTTTCTTTTAATAATTTTCATTTAAGATATGATATACTATAAAAGTCTCTCCTTTTAGGTTATGTAGTTTACACATTTTATTTACTTTTTAAAATTTATATCAGTTCAAAATCTTCGTTTATATAATCCTGCCAGTCTTCGCCTACTGAATCCCTCAGCTTTGCTTTGCAATGATTCAGCGTACGCCAAATTGATCTGGTGCCTATGCCTACTTCCTTACTTATTTTACGCATTGAGTAACCGGAATTGCGATATAAAAGAAACAATTGCCTGTCATATTGATTCCAACTTTGCATTTCGGCTTTTATTTTAGCTTCTAATCTTTCTAAGGCTTCTAATCTTTCCGTGTTTTCATGCGTTTTAACGGCGTTTTGCACCGCTTCGTATGGTATTACATTTCCAGACTCTTTTTTAACCATTGTATAGAACATATTGCGAAGCGTTACCCACATCAATGCGCGATTGATTTCTCCGTTTTCTATGTACTTTTCGTGATTTCCTATCTTGATCAACTTAATATAGCACTCTTGTACTACGTCCTCTGGGTTATCAGTACCAAATGAACGAACAATGGCCACCCATTCAGAATGATGAGCGGCCATTACATTTATCCAATTTGTATTTGTTATTTCCAATCTAGTTCTAAAATTAGGTTGAAGATCATAAAACCGCAACCGCCTGTTGAAATTAACAAACCAAACCCTAAGTTTTGGTCTAGGTGGGCTTTGAATTTAAGCCTCGTAAGTATTCGCCTCATAGCTTTCAATTATTTGTTTATACTGCTTAACTCTTTCAATGCCTTTTAAAACTGAATCCAACCGGTTTGCGTATCTTTTATAAAGCTCATCAGTTAGGCCCATAGTTTTTAAAGCGTTAATTGAGTATAAAATTACTTCTTTTCTTTGTGTTAAACCATGAATGTACCTTTCTGTTGCTTCTATAAGTTGGTGGCGGTGTTCTAGTGTATTCCGTGTTTGTATTCAATCTTAGCAAACATCTCGTCCAGCTCTAAAATTTTACCGTACCCTTTGCAGTCTTCGCACTCATGATCCTTAAAATCTTGGAAGTACGGTTCAACGTTTCCGGTAGTTTCTACTGCGTAAGTGCCTTCTCCATTACAGCACTCACATTTTAAATAACTAATTGCAATCATATTGTTTTGTTTTAGTGTTTCGACAAATATAATATTATTTTTTATCTTTTAAGATATTTGCTAATTTTTCTAACGTAGGTATGCTTAGGTTTTTCCCTCTTACAAATAAATAAATGTTTGATTGATACAACTTGTTTTCCATACAGAAAGACGTTAAGCTCCTTCCGTTTTTTGCTAGGTGGTTAATAAGAGCAGCCCGAACAATTTTCGAGCTGTTTCCTATTACTTGTAGATCTTTATTCATCTTAAAAAGGTAGATCATCGTTAACTACTACTGGCGTTGCCTGAGGAGCTACATACGGCTCGCTGAATGAAGCTGAGAAAAAACTTCCGTTCTTACCTTGCTTTACCCATAACGCAACTTCCATTTCTTTGCCGTTTACGTTTACCTTACCTCGATAGTCAGGATGTTTTTCATTCGTCTTTTTGTCGTTCTTAAAGATTGCTCCCGTGTTTGTTTTGTTTTCCATTATATGTTATAAATTAAATTGATTACTAAAATAATTGCAATTGTTGCGATGAGTATCATCGTGCCGAGTGCTGCTAAATATTCTTTGTCTGGTCTCATAGTGTTGCGATTATGTACCCGATAGCTATGCCAGCAAGCGCGTGAAGTATTCTGTCTTTCATTGTTCTTCTTGTTTAGTTTTAAATTCGTGTTTTAAACGCTCAACGTAAAGCGTCGCATCCATCAGTTCTTCTTGTAAGTGGTTCAGCCATTCTAAAGTGCTTAAATCGGTTCTATCAAGTGTTGTGTTGTACTTCTTGATTCCGACTTCTGAACGCTCGTAGAACTTTGTCATTACTGCTTTGACTATTGAGTCTTCTATTTGCTGATTCATAAGAATTTCATTAGTGCGTTATAATACTCTCGGCAGAGTTCTACTTTCTCTTTGATAGCTTCGATTACTGCTTCGTCTTTTTGTACATAGAATACCTTTACTCTGCGGTTCTTTGGTATTTGTGAAAATTCGTGTTTACGCAAAATCTCCTCACGCAAGTCTAAATCCTCGTCAATCTTATGCAACTTCCAGTGCGCACGTCTAATCTCGTCCTCTACCATTTCGATAGGTGTGTCAACTAAGCAGTAACAGAGCATTGATTGTTGATGTCCTGTGAGCCACATATAACCCTGAAGTTGATAGAAGTAGTCTTTGTTAGGAATCTCGGTATCAAAAAACGGAAAGGTAGAAGCATCCCAAGAAGATTTTACGTCAAGTAGTACATCTTTCGTGTTTACGTCAGGTGTTCCCTTAATCCAGTCGTTCTCGAAATACTCATCGTTCTTGTAAATAAACTTTACGTCTAAGACTTCATTTACTAAGCTGATGGATTCGTCTTCAACTGCATTGCCTTTGTCCGTATAGCGTGAACTAAACTCTTTGCGTATACCGTACTTTTCTTCAAGCACAAGCTCGTGAATGTACGTCTTTGCAGTTTGGGAAAGCAATTCCCCTTTACTTCGAGGAGTCGCCATAATTTTGCCTATAGCAGAACATCTAATCTTCATAACGCATTGAGTATATCGATTTGACCTTCAGTAAGCGTGAATGAAGCCTCTAACTTCTCACGGCTATACGTTCCATCAACAATAGCTTTAACTGCGCCCTGAAAGCGTTTATTGTCCATTGCAGGTAATTTCTTCTCAGTCTTTACTTGTTCACCTGATGCGTCCGTGTCTTTATCCGTCACTAAAGCCAAACTAGCCGCCAATGAGTAGCGTCGGTAGTAGCTCACGCCCGCTCCAAACGCTTGGTA